AACGCATTTTTGATACTGTATATTACCCAAATAAAACGGGAGGCCTTATGCAGCATACGTTTCCAGTCGATCTAACCCTGCATGGGGTGCAAGGGGTCGGAGGTTCGAATCCTCTCGCCCCGACCAACAAACACAAGGCTTTCGAGCCAATCGCTGTACATAAACGCAGGCTGTATATTAGACATTTTCTAATATCTGCCTGCGTTTTTCTTTCTGCTTGTGGCGACAGTCCACCGGATGCAACGCCACAAAATCAGAACGATTTTCGAACTGCGTCACCGGTTCAAGTCGCGGTCTCGCCAAGTCATTAATACACCCGATCATCCTCCTCCGGATCGCAGAATCCTTTGAGCGATACATTGTGCGGCGCCTCGCGCAATATCCAACTCTGCGTGCGAAACGTCGTGCCGTGCTGCTCGTGGCCGGTGAGTTCCATGTAAGTCGGCGTCACCCTGGTCAACTCAGGGTCGTATAAGCGGAATGGTTCCGGCTCATCGGCCTGCCGGAATATGGCAACGCGACGGAAGCGCGTGAAGCGCTTGATGCCTTTGGGTGGCCAGTTCTCGACGGTCAGCTCGCCGAGCGCCGGCTCTGCACTTGTGATGCGGTCCGGCGTTAGTTGTTGGCCGGACAAGAAGCCGAGGTTGAGGAGGTATTTCATGGATATACTGCGTTTTTGTACAGTATATCGTTTACCTCGGCTGATGCGTTCTAGCCTCGGTTGTCGGTCTTCACATTCGGATCCGCCTGCATGCGCCCACGGAACCAGCTTGCCACACCCAAAACGCCGCCAACTGCCATCCATGCTTCCGGTGGAATGGTGGGCTGCACAATCGACGGCAGATAGCCGCGGAGAATGGGCAGCACCAAGTACACCCCGATCCATGCGGTGCCGAAGCAGAAGCCGATGTAGGGGCGCCAGCTATAGGTCGGCCAATGATCGCTCTTCGCCTCAGTCTGCATGGTCGCGTTGACCGCGGCGAGCGCCGCCGTTTCTGCGATCAGTCGATTGTTCTCAGCGGTGACCGCCAGCTCGCGCAGCTTCGTCGCCTGGTCCGCTTCGATCTGGCGCAGCTTGACCGCGGCATCTGGATTGGTCGATATGGCTTGCGATACCGCATCGGGCGTATTGCCGACACCAAGTGCAGACGAAACGATCGAGCCTACCGCAGCGCCGGCAGGCCCGCCGATCAAGCCGCCGAGTAATGGGGCTGCGCTGCCGATTACGCCTTCCAAGTCTTTCCAGTCCATCACAACACCTCTTTCGCAGTTTTGTAAAGCGCCAGCCGATCGGCCAGCCCATTTGTCCCGCCGTTGATCACCCGCGTGATCTGGTACATGTTTCCGGCATCGGCCAACTCGTTCAGGTGATGCGCCTTCCACCACCATGCAGCGGACCGGCAGGCGTTTACCGGGTCTTCCAGCAATTCGGGAAACTGGATCAGTCGGTCATCCAGAAACAAAGCTCGCGAGCAGTGGAGATAGTTCGCGCGCCCGGTAATCTGGATCAGGCCGCGGCCCTTGAATCGCACGCCGTCTCCCGGCTCCGTGTTGCCCAAGTCCCTGCGGCCCTCGTAATCATCGCCAGATGCCAATTCGCGCACGTACCGCAACTGCCCGGACTCATGGCCGATCTGCGCAATGAATGCCGCCTGCCGTTCTGGCGAGTCGATGTCGAACTCCTCCATCGCATTGCAAAGCTGCGTAAAAAAAGCCGCTATGTGCGGCTTTGCGTAAGGCAGGATTGCCAGCAGATCTGCTTCAGTCATTTCGCCAAATCCTTCCGCAGCTCATCCAGTGCATTGAAGATCCGCTCCAACGTCCGATTCATCTCTGCGCGCGGCATGTAGCCTTCAGCCAAGCGGATGTGCAGATCGTTGATTTCCTTTTTTTGCTCTTTCACCATGTCCCAAATCATATTCACCCACCATAAAGCGCAGGCCCCGACGATTGTGAGCAGGACGCCGAAGAGTCCATAGATGACGTTGAAGAGTTGCTGATCCATGCGCTTCCTTTGGGCGATAAAAAACCCGCCGAAGCAGGTTGCAGTTTTTTCTAAAATGAGCCATTTTCACTAGGGAGGGATGGCGATAACTTGCGTTTCTTGTCCTGTGCTACAGTGCTTCCCTCTGGTTAAACATGAATCAGCACTAACAATCACAATAATCCAATGAAAACCAATTCTTTTTTATCAGACATTGTTAACGCCTTTTCTAAAGAGAAGCAGGCGGAAAAAATTGCTAGAGAACGTGAAATCGCTGAAGAAAATGAGCGCGTCGAGCGTCGCAGAGCATTCGCGATGAGCTACTACAATCCTGCGTTATCGATGATCGATACTTGGGTAAATAAATTTACTGAAAATTCCAATTTTTACTATCGCTTGAAACCCATGCACAGGGAATATCTCGCGAGTTTGCTTTCCTTCGTGACGGGATCTCCTGTTGAGATTATTACTGGTTATATGGATGAGTTAGAAAATGACCAGGATCTCCGTAGCCATCTTGAGGCAAGCTTGCGTGACACATCCTATGGGCGCGACATCCAGGTAGAGTACGGCCGCCGGCTGGGTTGGTATTCCTTCGTTCGAATTCAAAAGCCGAAAGTTGTTATCGAGACCGGAGTAGATCATGGCGTTGGGTCTTGTGTGCTCGCCAGCGCCTTGTTGCGAAACCGCGAAGAAGGTTTCGAAGGGCGCTACTACGGCACCGAGTTGCGCCCGGAAGCCGGTCAGCTCTTCAATGGAAAATACGCCGAAGTCGGTGAAATTCTTTACGGCGACTCCATCGAAACGCTTAGGAAATTTGACAAAGAAATCGACATTTTCATTAACGATAGCGATCACAGTGTCGACTATGAGTATCAAGAATACGTGACGATTAAAGACAAACTTTCCCCTAATTCTGTGATCCTTGGCGATAACTCGCATGTCACCGATCGGCTCCTACGCTTCTCCCGGGAAACGAATCGGCGTTTCATTTTTTGGGGAGAAAAACCCGCGGATCATTGGTATCCGGGATGCGGTATTGGGATCTCACTTCCTCCGGCAGGGCAAGCAAACCGCTCGTAGGTTTGCCGGCAGCATCGCGAGGACGCGAGCTGTAGCTTAGTGCCACCTCGGCAAGCCCAGCCTTTTCTTCATCTGACATGCAGATGCCCTAAAAAGTGGCAGTAATCCGGATCCTCTAATCAGGGATCGGAATATGTGGGCGATCGGGAGGGCAGAACGGGTTCATCAGCGTGACCGCAAACCAGCGTGCAAGACGCGTCCGCCTCAGTGATGGCTCGCCGACCACCAAGCGACGCAGGCGAGCAGAAACCGTTGCTTCGGTAGGTGGCTCAAAAAATACCACGCTAGACGGGATTAGGTTGCAATACACATCTAGCACCAATCCGACCGACGCAAACGATTCACCAAATCGGATCATTCCGGGGACCAGTCGGCCTGCATCGCGTAATTGATCCATCGTCATGACGACCACAAACATTACCCAGAGAGCAAACAGCACAATAGGAATATGCAGGAAGAAAACTGCCAAGAGCAGGAGCATGTTCATAGCTGCGCCCTCAGTGCGCGAACCTGATCATCAACCTGCAGCAGTTTTGCAAAGAATGGATTCTCCGCCGCAATGGTCGCATCATCGGTGATGCCAAGCGTTGCGGCTTTGTCGCGGATTACCTGCATCCAGCCCTCCCGATCTCCACGATTCATCAATGTAAAGCTTTCAATCTGATCTATCTGTGCCTGAATCAATTCTGCACTGTTGTCGTACCTCACCCACGCATCATCGGCAAGCTGCCACTCTCCGGGAGCAAGGGAAAAATCGTCCGACTCTTCTCGCGCTAGATCACCAGGGGCATTGACATCGCAATGCCCGAACGCCTTCAGGACATTAGTTGATGGATCGCGGAAGGATTTCATCATGCGTCTCCGTTCGGCACTCGGTAACTTTGGATGAAAATCGAAGCAGTAGTGCTTGCATTACTCACGTCGTAATAGACTTGCTGGCTGACATTGGGGATTGTTACGGTTCTGTAGCTATAACCGTTTGCTTGAACGTTGGTGGACGCTAGAACTACACCAGTAGCCACTTTCAATTCGCAAATGCCATTAGATGCGCCAGCGGATGCAAGTAGGCACAATTCTGCTGATAAAAAATTCGGCGGAACGTAACCGGACGAAAGAGATACGGATGCCTCAGTTTGAGATGATCCACCAGAAAGTGCTGCTTGCTGCGCCTGAAAATGCACGGTGCTGCCACGCGCATAGCAAGACACGATGTTGCTCGAACTGTTCCATCGCATCGTCGTCGCGTAGCACCAGTGCGTATAGCCGGTCGGCAGCGTGGAACCTGTAAATGACGAGGGCGCAGTGGTGGAGGCCAGCGTCGCTAGCGTGGTGCCATTCCAGATGAAATACAGATGAATCCACGAGCTGGCCGTGAATGCGGCCGATTGATCGCGGCCATTCACGGCCGGCCCGGCCAAGCCAAAATCACAGGTCAAGGTGCCGGTCGTGTACTTGGTAATTGTCCCTTTCGAAGAATTGAGTAAGGTTACAGAATCGGCTGACAGATCAAACTTGGTAAGCGGCGTTGTCGCGTTTGGAGCGCCAGTTAGGTTGCTGACGCAAGAACGTCCACCGAAAACGCCAGCCGCTGGAACATACTTAATGCACCGCCAATTGCCGGAGCCGAGCGATAGGAAAGTAGCGCAATCTCCTGCCGCAGTCGTGATGTTCGCTCCACCAGGAAGAATTAGCGACGTCGAATTATGCGTAAGCGTCAAAACCCCGGAAAAGGACACATCGCGCTTGATGCCATTAGCAACAGTATCGAAAGCAGTAATCGCAGTCGTGCCGCTAATCGTGATATTGGACGACAGCGCGGCGCCAATATTGACCGTGGCGGCCGACGCCAGCGTAACTGCTGCCGGCATATTGATAGTTTGCCCGAAATTGGCCGAGTCTGTCAGAGAAGAACCAAGCCCGAGCCCGGTCAACTTAAAGCCCCCCATCGGCAAACTAGCCGTGGGAACCGTCTGCCCATCCACTGCAAGACTTTGCGTAATAGCAGTCGCAATATCCGACATGGTGGTATTCTGTACGGTGCTGCTGACGGTGGTTCCAGTGACAACCGGGTTCCCGGATGGCAGCGAATAAGTACCTGAGCCGTTGCGTGGCATGTAAACTCCTGAACGTCATCCCGACGTGCAAATAAAAAGGCCCGCGCTAGGCGGGCCGGGAGGGTGAAAATGGATAACTTAGTCTTCCAAAATGGTTTGCATGCAATTGCGCCGCTTATTGCATTGGCGATGTACGCAACCATCAGGGAATTTGTATTATTTCTTCGGACCAGACGAAGTCGCCATACCAAGCAGTCCTTGATTGACATTACGCCGCAGTCCCTGCGCCAAAAGTGGAGAAGCGCTTTTCTGTCCCTGCTTCGCCGCCTCTAAATATGGCAGCATTTGTTGTGGGTTGAGAAGAAGCTCAGACAGAGCCGCATTGAGGCGATCGGATGCCATGCCGCCTAGCCTTTTCCCCCCAGTTAGAATGCCGGTTGCAAGAAACGGGTGCCCAGTCAAAAATGCGCCCAACGCCCCAACGCTGCGAGCTGCAGTTCCTGCGCCACCAAAATCCTCTCCATACAACTGTTTTGCGAGCCAGCCATTTGCGGACACGTTATAGGCCGTGTCTGACCCGGGCGAGCGCAGACCGCTTGATACGGTTGCGCGCTGCAAGTCTTGCCCAACTCCCTGCAATGATTTCAGAGCGTCCTCTTCCACGCCATGCGACTGCGCTTTCAGCGCTTGCGTCAAGGCCGTGCGATAAGGGGCGAGCTGGATTTGCGGCAGGCCATTGGCATTCATCGCCCTGGTGCCGAGCGTATTGGCAATCTGCTGACCCACCTCCATTGTATTGATCGGCGCACTATGCTGCGCATATACCTGTGCCGCCTCGCGCACGCCGGGCACATATTGCTCAGTCCAGTTTTTCAGGTAAGACTGCGCTTCCGTCAATGCGCGCGCTTGCTGATTGTTTCCTGATCGTTTTGCTGAGTCGATCATGTCGCCCAGCGCGCGGGCTGTGTAGTCAAGCGCCTTGCCATCAATCGCACGGTCATCTGGCGTCGGCCATTTGATCGAAACCCCTTCGTTACGCGCCAATTGATCTGCATGCTGCATGGCTTGCTGAACAGCCGGACGGCGTGCGAAATTGATAAAGCCGCGCCCTACATTCGCTGTATTGGCATGAGCGGCATCGTAAAGCGGGGATGCAGCAGCTTCGCGCGCCGCTTGTGCTGCAGCGATGGCTTCCGGTGTTTTCCCAACGTCATTCAGGACTTGCCAGCGCGCCGCGTTGTTGTCTGCTTCGCGATTTGCCATCGCGATCTTGAATTCCGGCGACAGATTTGCCATGCTTTTTTCAGTTGCCACTAAGGCAGGCGTCTGCCCTACCTGTGCGGTTGTAGGCAGTGATCCTGGAACGTATTCCGGCGCATTGCGAATATTGCGCGCAACCGCTGCAGCGTCCGGCCCAAGCGTTTGCGCGAACTGAGTTCCTACGTATTTCTCGGGGTTGGTGAATGGTCGCACAGCATCAACAACCGCTCCCGGCGCATCCATTGCAGCGCGAGTCGTGGCCAGGGCCGCCGAAGGTGCTACTGCACCCAAACCGCCGCCGACCAAAGCGCCAGTCAATTGGCCACCAGGTCCGAATCCCATTTCACGAGCAATGCCGCTGCCTGCTCCGGCGCCGCCTGCCCCCACCACCTGCATTCCCGGCATTGACTGCATCACCTTTCCAATTGCGGACGCAACCGGGGACGCAGTTTTTGCCAAAACCTTTCCGGCGGCGATGGACGGATTAACGCCAGTCATAGAGCCGGCAACGTCTTGGACAATGCTCTCCGTGGCATTTTGCGGCTGTGGCAGTCCCGCCTTATTTTCAAAATAATTTAACGCGGAAGATACTGGCGGCAGATGTGTGCCGAATACACCATTAACACCAGCGTTTAGAGCATTTCCTATCATTGCCGGCAATCCGGAGGCGCCATTTATTCCAGCGCGAGCCGTTAGCCCAAGTTGGCGCGAAAAATCTCCCCATAACGACGAATCTTTAGCTGGCGTAGTTGCTGGCGGCTGGGATGCCTGTGCCGATACCTGCGAATCCCGCGCAATGATCGCATCGAGCGCGGACGTCTGCTGCGGTGCACTGTCTCGCGCAATGATGTCGTCCAGTGCGCTCATTTCAGGATTCCATTCTGTGCGGCCCACTCAAGGCGCGCGCGCAATTGCGGGTTCTGCGCTGCCGCCTTCAGTGCCTGTGCTCGCTGCGGCCCGGGCGGGAGTGTGATGACGCCAGCGAGTTGCGGTGTGATCTTTTGGTCGAACTGATTTTCCAGTGCGTTGTATTGCTTCGGGTCGCCAGTACCATAGGCTCCAGAAAGGTAATCAGCCTTCAGCATGCGCATTTGTACTTGCCCCTTCAGCGTTTCAAGGCCGTGCGCAATTGCTTGTTTCGGTGCGCCATATGATGGGATAGAGCCGTACACCATTTCGCGCGCGGCATCTGTCGACATGCCCAATTGACCGCCGAGATTCGTCACAAGGTTATCGCGCGACTTCTCGTATTCAGCTGCGTTCGGGCTGAACACGCCGGCAACGCTGGACAAATAACTGCCCGCAACCGCAGGGTTTTTCCCTGAAGCCAACCCGATCATCTTGTCGATGTCTTCCAAGGCCATGCCGCCACCAGCGCGCACCGCCTGCAAACCCTTGTAAGAGTTCTGCATGGTGTCTACCTGCCCTTTGGCTTGGGCATTAGCATTTGCTACCGATCCAAGCGGTTGCGCGGCATACAGTAGCGATTTGGCAGGCTGGCTACCAGATACGCGCGCAATCTCCCGATCGATCGCCTGCAGGTCTGTCACCTTGCGCGGGTTATCGGGTTGCGCAGCAATCTGCGCGCGCTCCTGCTGCAAGATGCCGAGCCGATCGTTTGTATCTTGACCGCTTCCAGGTGCTTGTGTGCCGGCAGGGTATCCGGCATTCGGAACGGTTTGCGTTGCAGCTGCGGTGCGGTTCGTAACGGGAAGCGGATTGCCTTGCGCGTCAAATGCGCTGTAAGGAAGCGCGGAACCTTCGCCTGTAGTCTTCGCAGCAGCATTGGCGGCGATAATTCCCTGCACGCCTTGAATCGGATTGATTGCGGTCACATTGCCAGATGCGTCAAATACCGGCGTTCCACCCTCTGGAATGTGCGGATTGAATGCAATCGGCTTGTTCGTCATTGGATCGCGCATGATCGAACCCGGGCGTGCGTTGACCGGCGCGATGTAATTCGACTTGGCGAGGTTCTGCTGCAGGATTTGTTGCCCCAGAGTGCTGTTCGGATCGATGCCGGCCGCTGTCAATGTCTTCATGAAGTCAGTAGGCGCGAATTGATCGAGATACGACTTCGAAGCGGCATCACCTGCCAAGGACTGGATAATGCGCGCCTTCATGTAGCGATCGATGGGCAATTGCCCGGGTGACTGGCCTTGCTGTGGCGCTGGAGGTTGTGCACCAGATGGGGCCGCCGGTGCGCCAGCATCGGACATTCCAGAGCCGAGGGGCATTGATGGGGTTGCCGGCGCCGCAGGTGTTGCAGTCTGTGAGCCGCCTTGATCGCCTTTCAAGTACGCGAGCATGCTCTGCATCGCATTGCGCTGGTAATCAACTTGACGCTGATCGAGTGCCTGATTCATATTTTTCCCGCTCAAGCCTTGCGCGATCTTGCCGAGATATTGCATTGCGCTCGGCGCGACATAGCGGCCGGAGATCATCTGTCCTTCGGGCGCGGTCAGGCCGGACTGCTGTAATGCCGTGGCGAGCGCGCGTTGGCGGTCGATCGCCATTTGCTCGACCTGCGAACCAGCAGGATCAAGCGGATTAAGCATGAGACTAGAAGCCATTGTTTCCCCTTAGCCTTTGCGCCAATAGGCGAATATTTGCCGAGTTTTGCAATTCATCGTTTGATACTGGAGCAGGTGCTGTGCTAAACGTCGGCATCAGATTGGGCGACTGGTAATTGTTTTGCAGCATTGGTGATTGTCCGCCGCCGGATAAGCCTGAACCGCCAAGGCCGCCGCCACCTACCTGTCCGGAACCGGCTCCGCCGCCCGACTGCTGCTCGTTAAGCAATGATTTTGCAATTTTCTGCGCCTGCGACGTCCAGTCAAAACCGGAGCCTATCCCGGCAGCAGACAAATCAGAGGAAGTAACGCCGGACATGCCGGAGCCAAGCGGCATTGCGCCGCCGCTGGTGCCGAGCGTGCCACTCATGGCCGTGTCTCCGGTGCCATACATGCCGGAGCCGAGCGCGCCATAATCAGCGCCAGCAGTTCCGCCTGCGCCAAGCGATCCTAATTCGCCGGTTGCACCCATGCCGCCAGCAGGCAGCGAAGAAAACCCCTCTGCGGTCTCACCCAAACCACCAGATGCGGTCCCAGCGCCAGCCATGCCACCGCCACCCTCAGTGGCGCCTACCCCTGCTCCTGCACCTGCGCCCCCACCCATAGCACCAGCGGCTGCACCGCCTGAGATAAAAGCCATAAGGGCCGTAGCGACTACGGGCGTGATCTTACCAATTGCACCCATAAAGCCAGAATCATCTTGATGATAGGTATGGGAGGTGCCACTCCACTTGCCATTTTCATCTGGCGACCACGAGTAATACGCCCCACCATCCTGAAGACCGTCTTGTAAGACGGAGTAATTCCCAGATGCGTCCTTAAGGATATTTCCAAAACCATCAATCCTTTGTGGTATCCACGCAAACGGATTTACCGCATCCTCAGCCCCTTGGGACTGATATAAATCCCGCATTGCCTGCAAACTTTGATGACTTGGATCTGCATTTAGGGCCTGTAAAACCTTATTAAAGTCGTATGGAGCGATGTTTGCCATAGTGCGGCCTTAGAAAAAGCTGCTTGCCCAATTGGTGAACTGCGGGTTCTGCAAGAGAGATGATCCGATCGAGAACAGGCCGCCATTGAAATTGCTGTTTTGCGCGTTGTTGGCACTTTGATTCGCAACGTTGGCGTTGTAGCTGCCGTTCGCCGCATTGAACAGATTACTTGTTTCACTGTTGCCGATACCGTTCAGCGCTTGCAAGCTGGACAACGGAAAATTGCGCTGAGCGAGTTGCTCGTTGATGCCCTGACTGCGGTTTTGTAGGGCCAGTTGGTCGAGGCGCGTTTGCTCGGCGCCGCCCTGCTGAATGGCGCGGTCGCGCGCGTCGCCATAGGCCGCGGTCTTTTGCAGGTTGAAATTATTGGTTGCGCGGTTATACGCATCCGAGCCTTCCATAATTCCCTGATTCGCCAATTGCGAAGTGAGATCTGATTCGCCTTGCTGGAACTGCGGATCGAGAAATCGCGTTTGCTGGTCATAGACCGCATTAGTCATCTGATCGCGGCCGGTGTTGTCGGCAGTCGATGGGATTTGCGGGAGTCCGGAAAAATCGAGCGGCTGCGTAGCGCTGGTTTTTGCTTGGCCGTAAAACGTATTTTGTAGGTCGCTATTGTTCTTGTAGTTCTGCAAAATGCCCGGAACGATGTTGCTGTAATCCGGCGACTGTGTGTAATTGCTTGGAAACATTCAGTACCTCATATATAGCGGCATTGATCTTTGAATAGCGCATAGACAAGCAAATCACCGTTGGGCGATGCGTCTTTTAGTCGTGTTTCGTAGGTAAAGCCGATGTGCTCGGCAAAGCGGATTGAATCGGTGTTGGTCGAGCAGATAAGCCCTGTCGCGCGATTGACCTTCAGCACCTTGAACGGGTAATCGAACATCGCCCACAAGAACAACCTGTTGAGCCAATGCCGTCCTGGCTCTGCGCAAATGTGCATGTTCACGTTCGCGCCGTTGAACTGGTCATAGACCACGCCAGCCACCAATCGACCATGCCGCTCAAGGCCAATCGCAGTTGCGTTCCCGCCGTTTTGATCGCCGCCATTGACCGACCGGACGAAAGAAAGAATCTCCTCTTGTCGCCCTTTATCAGCCAAGCGGATCATATGTACGCACCGCCCTCGAAAATGAAGTCAGTCGCCGACCACTTGATCTTCAAACTCTTGGACGCAGTGACCATGTGCAGCGCACCGGAAGTGCCGTATGCCGCGACGCTCAGCCAATCCTGCTTGATCGAGTAATCGCCGCCCCACAAGGATTGATCCCACGAAGACGCATCCCAAATCGCCGCCGCGCTGGGCGAGAACGAAGGAATGCTGACCGGCAGTTCGATATTGAAATTCGTGTTGATGCCGATCGCGATTCCGGGCGTGCCGTTGCTCGAAATAATCGGGCGAATCGATGACCAGCGCTTCAGTCGGCCTGGAGCGCCAAAATAATTGAACGCTTGCAGCGCCTCGCCGTTGATATTGTTGCCGTTGTCAGACTGTCCGTTCCACGCAAGGCAGACGCCTTCAGCGGAGCCGAAATAAACCTGATCATTGAACAGCGCCCAGCACGACGCATTCCAGCCGAGGAAACGGCACCACGACCCGGTGATCGTGTTCATCACGTACTGATATGACAATGCGCTTGACGCCGGCACATTCATTATCAGCATATTTTCGGATGGATAGAGAATCGTCTGCCATCCAAAATTGCCGGAATAAGATGTCGTTGCGTCCGACACGGCCTGCTGTATCTTGTCGGTCAGCGCGATCTTGTTGTTCACGCGGGTAGACATCAGCGCCTTGGACAGCGGCAGCAGTCCATCGCGGTTAATCAGCAACAGATCCCCGGCGAACTTGGTAAAGCAGCGGCGATTGATCGGCGAGCCTATTTCAAAGACGCCGACGAGCGACCATGTCGCCGCGTTCGATGGGTCGGTGCCCTTGTAGACGACCGCCTCGCCTTGCGACGTGAGAAACACTGCGTAATCGTCCAGCCCCTGTCCAGCATCCAGTGACCATGTGCCCATCGCCATCAGGTAGCCGCCCTTTTTGACGATGCTGGAAAAATCAAGCGAGGCCGCCGCGCCACCGATAGACAGGACAGGCAAATACCAGACGCGCAAGGAATTGCGCTCCACCATCCAGATACGCGTCTTGAAAACGTTCAGGCTGATGATGTCCGACGTGGCGACGCCGGTAATCGCTGGCGTGCTGGCCCCGTCAATCGCTTTCCACGTCGTGCCATCGAACAATTGCATCTTGTCCGCGCCGTTCGCCAGATACAGGAAATTGCCGCCAGCAGTGCTGAAATTGATGTCTTGCCACTTGTCGGACGTGAATCCGGTCGCCACCGCAGCGCCTAACGCGCCGGGTGTCGTCACATCGTAGATATTTGCGCCGGCGGCAGCGAAAAGCTTATTGACGGTCGGCGAGTTGTAAGGCGCCAGCGTGTTTGGCGAAAGTCCACTGACTTCAATCGTATAGCCATACCGCAGCTGCACTTCGGACGGCCTTGGGAAGAAGTTGTCCAGAATTACCGCGTCGGTTTCCTTCATGTCCGCCAAGGCGTCGCGCGCGTTCCAGCCGCCGATGGGAGACGGCATCGATTTTGTGCTTACCGTTGCCGAATGAGCGCCCTTGCTGCGCAGTGGCTTAAGCATTCCACGAGCCGATTGGAATCACGATGCCGGTGCGCGCATCCGTCCTGCGGCCCATATGCAAAACTGGGCGCTCGGTATCGCGCGCAATTGCGCCAGTGACGCGAACTTGGTATTTGCGGAAATCCTCCGCGTATTCGAAGCCCTTTGCGGCTTTCCAGCGCCAGATAAGACCCGCCGTCAAGATCTGCTCGTCCAACAAGGAAACGTCGTCGTCGGCCGTGAAAGCGCTTTTCAGGGTTGAGCCATTGGCCGACGTTGCCCAATACTGCGTCTGATATTCGAAATAATACGAATCTCCATCGGCGGGAATCGGCATCAGCAGCAGCAGGCCGCCGCGCACGCGGTATTTCGGGAACGGCGATGTAACGCCCCAGGACTTGAAGTTCTGCCACGTCTGCGGATCAAGCGAGCCATAGACCGGCAGGCGCTTGGTGCGATCCCATATCGTGCCGTCGATGATGTATTTGAAGCCGGGCGCAATCGTGGCGATAGCGCCTTGACTTTCGGTCGCCGTCGTGACAAACGTAGTCTCTGTTTGCAGCGCCTGCCAATCGTAGCTCAACCCCGCAGATGCGCCCGTAGAAAGCTCTTCGCCTTCTTCATTAGCCAGCGCAAGCAATTGCAGGATTTGCGTGTCGGTCGAACTGACAACCGCAGTCGGCGGTGCAATGCCGATGCGGTTGCACGCATTCTGTACGATGGTCAGCAGAGACATGGGTTACTCGTCTTTCGGTGGGCGTCCGCGCTTCGGCTTGTCGGCTTCCAGAGCCTGCAAGCGTTCGTTCATGCGCTCGATGGTTTCTTTCAGCTGCTCGTTTTCCACCTTCAGAGCGGCCACTTTTTCCGCGCCCGAGTTGGACGAATCAAGCCACGCCTGCGCCTTTTGCTTCAGCGTGCGCAAGCCGAGATTCTTCTGCAGCAGTTCCTCGGTAGCTGCCGCCAAGTCTTCAACTGTGCGGATCTTCATTTCCAGCAGGTTTTCCACTTCAGCCGGCGACAGCACCGCCCATTCTCGGATCGGATAGCCGTTTTCTGGCGACTCGCGACCCGCAAGCCAGTCCTGAAACTTGTCGCTGAAATGCTTTACCCATGCTTCCGGGTACTCGCCCTCGATCGACTTGCGCCGCAGTTGCGCGATCCAATCTTCTGCAATCTTTTCGGTCTGATCCTTGGAGCCGATTTGCATCACATAGGCCATGTTCACGTTCTTGGTCACGCGACGACCGGCTTCAATGCTGGCGTTGCGGTCTTCCATGGCGACTTGTTTGAATTCGACGTAAGGCGGGCGGGCTTCCTGAATTGCGGGCATGGGGGTTTCCTCATGGGTTGATAAACTTTTCTATGCCTGCGCTTGTTGAAACGGGCATAAAAAAGCCCCGACCGAAGCCGGGGCATAAGGCGGATCGGCGGATTAGGTAATTTGACCTTGGTGGAACGGCCGGTTGATCTGAATTACGGCCAAGCCAGCGGATGGCGTGCCGGTTGTGGTAGATACCTTGGCGTTCAGGATCTGCTCTCCAGCAACTGCGGCGTCGTCCACGCTCCCCGGTGTTGCAGCCAGCGAAAACACATCAGCACCAACTGTCATTGCGTTTGGCGCCTTGACGACAGCCGAACCGCTGATCTGATACCAGCCGTACTGACTGGCGACGTTTGCCGACATGGCGACCGCAACCTGGCCGGTGCCGCCCGTTGCCGGGGAAAGCGCAGTCGTGCCAAGATACGGGTCATAATCGACCATCGAGCCAACGACCGTTGAGGCGATGCCCTTAAGGTAAATGAACTCGCCGCCGCCGTAGGTCGGATCTTCGGCAAACACGATCGTGCCAAGCTTGTGATTCTGAGTTGTGTCGGTCGTGGCGATCGGCTGCATGCCGATGCGCGTGTTGGTGATTTGATAGGTCATAGTGCTCTCCTTACGCCTTCATCACGGCCTGACGGGCGCGATTCGAGCAGATGAGGTTGCCTTGCCAAAGGATCGGAATCACGATGGCGTCCTGGTTGACCGAGCGCAGCTCATCCATCATGGTCATGTTCGCGTCGGTGTGCGCGACCATTTCCAGGAAGTCGGTGTTGATGAAATATGCATGCGAGGTCGGAATGCCGCCCGATGAATCGAAGAAGACATCGGCGGTCTTGTACTTCATCGAGACCATGCCGCCTTTGCCGTTTTCATCCGACGTGTAGCGCTTCAGCGAGGTCTGCGATTGCTCGTAGAACGTGAAGTAATCATCGGACATCACGATCAGATCCGGCATGTCATTGCCGCGCGTGGCCTTGATCCATGTCGGCAGCATAAGGCTCTCGATCGTGGTCGACGATGGTGTGATTGCGCCGCCACCTTGCAGCGGCGCAGCGGCCGATTGCACGATGTTTTGCCAGAACGCATAGGTCGAGCTATTGATGCCGCCCACAGTTCCGGTGCCGGTATCGGAAATCAGCGCCTGAATGCCGTTGATCTGGTTCGTGGCGGTGCCATCCGAATACAGATCGGTCGACATGCCATTTGCAGCCGAACGCATCGCATTCTTGATGCGCGCCTTGACCAGATTGATGATGCGCGAGTCGCCGGAGTTGGTGCGCAATTCCAAGCCGGAAGCGACAACGTTGATTGCCACTTGGCGCCACGGAAATTCAGCGGCGGTGATGACGTCCGACGCGCTAATGTTCAGCGTGTCGTAGCCGGAATAACGCTGATATGTGCTGTTCGCGGCGTAGTCCAGCGGCTTGACGATCGATAGGCCACCGTCTTCCGTGGTTGCCTTGCCCTTTTCGGCGATACGACGGTACAAGGCGTTGTGGTTAGAAACGTTGTCCGCGATCTCTTTCGAGTGGTTGCGGTACGTGGTGCTCACCAGTTCGGTGAACGTGTTAAACAGAGTGCTTTGACCGGGAGAGGCCATGATGTAGCTCCTTCAGTGGGATTGCGCTGTCTTCCCGACAGTGCGAATTAACGTGATCGGATCGCGTCCAGAGTGGCTTTGATCGTTTCATCCATGGTGCCGACAGGACGTTGCGCCGGCAGGGTTCCCCGCCTCGGTACATTGGTCACTGCTGCGGCTTTGGCTTGCTGGGCGATTTTTGCCTGCGCTGCGCGTTGTTCTTCCTGCTGTTTAGCGAGAAGATTTGCGCGCAAGTCGGGGCGCGCCCAGACAGCCATGTCATAGGCTTGATTGATGTCTTTGGCCGTGCCTGCCTCTATCAGCGCGGCCATCTCCTTGCGGACTACATCGAAGTGCTCCTTCCCCTGCTTCGCTTGCTCGATCATGCTGTTAAGCTCGGCTTGCTCGCGTTGTGCCTGGGAGGCGCTCAGGTGTTGCAATTGCTGCTGCGTTTGCTGTAACTGCTGCTGCAAATACTGTGTGTTCGGATCGATCTGCTGCGCCTGCGGCAGACCTTGAGAAATGTCGATGCCATACATTTGCGCGAGCTGCGCGAAGTTCTGCAACTTCTCGGCTGGCGAGCCGTTGCGCAGCTTGTGATCGGCGCTCAACAGCGAATTGATCGCGACATCCGGCGCGATATTCAATTGCCGCAACGTGTTTTCATACGGCGCGATGGCCTTATGCACAGCCTGCGCGAAATTGGCCTGCGCGCGGTATTGCTCGACGCCTTTGTGGAAATCGGCTTCGCGTTTCAGGACTTCTTGCCGGATTCCATCGGGGAGCTTTGCCCACTCGGCTTTTCCTGCTGCGGTCCAGCTCGACGGAGGCTGCTCGGAAACGACCGGCACGACCTCTGGCACTGCTGCGCTTGCTGTTTCGGCTTGCGTGGAAGCGGCTATATTTTCCTCCGCTTCCGGAGCAGCTTCCACTTTGGCGAATTTTCCATCCTGCGCACGCTGCCGCGCCGGCTTTTCTTCTGCCTGTTCGGCATTAGCCGATAATTCTGCCGCCGCGTCGGTATCACGCCCTTTGATGCTCTCCAGCGTTTGCCGGATCGTATCGTCCATCGTTTGTTCTTCTGCTGGTGCGCTCAGGGTTGCCTGATCGTTGTCCATAAAAACTCCGTCTTATGCTCATTGACGAGCGTGGGGAAAATCCACCGCTATCCCAGCGGGGCACTGCATCAGCCTTGCGGCCAAATCTCGCGAAGAGAAAGTAACGCCTCACGGCGTGGGAAGATCAGCCTTGCGACAAAATACGCCGCTTCGATTCCGGCATCTGGTAGTACGCACGCGCCGCCGCCTGTTCCAGCTTTGCATCCGCCTTGCGCTCCATCTCGGCACGGGTGCGAGCAGCGTCCTTCTTCATTTCCGGATCGTAGGGAATGCATCCATTGCGGCGCAGGTCTTCGCGGCGTGCAGCGCGGCCCTCGACCCACTTACCAGTAACAGGCGAGTCGTAACCAGGTAGATCACCGAACACGGCCGGTGCTTGACGATGCGTGTGTTGGCACTTCAGGCGCCACGCTTCTTCGGCTTCTTGCGTGCCGAGTTTGTAGCCCCAGAAATCGAGGTATTTTTCCTTGTCACTCTGCATTGTCTGTCTCCGCTTGCTTCGCCGCCGACATCTGCGCGGCATCCAATGTGGTCTGCGCGGCGATTTCTGCAACCTCGATCTTGGTCGCATTGTCCATTTGTGCTTTGTTGAGCGTGGTCTGTTGTTCGAGCGCGGCAAGTCGTTGCTCGAATATCAGGCGCATTTGCTCGGTCTGCTGCTCATATGCTTGGCGCTGCTGTTCGCGCTGGTGCTCAAGCTGCTGCTGCAATTGATCCTGCTGGGCCTGATATGCCTGCTCTGCCTGGGCAACGCGCATATCGTTCTCGGAGCGCTGCCTCTCAAATTGCGCTTCCATCTCCATGCGCTTTTGCTCTAGCATCAAGTCCATCTGCTTGGATTGTGCATCTTGCTGGGCTTGCTGCTGGGCTTTTTGCTGATCGGCCTGCGCCTTGATTTGCGCGACTTGCAGTGCTGGATCTTGATGCGGCTGCGGTGGCTGCATTTTCTCCAGCGCGTCTTCCATTGCAAGGCCCATGCGAGCGCGGCGGGTAACCGACAGCATCAATTCCTTGGCAGCATCGACCGGCAACATCCCTGATTGCACCAGCGGCGTCAGCAACTGCATCGTTGCGCCTACCGCCTTGAGCGTTTCAGACATGCCCTGCATATCGCTATCGATCGAAGCAGCAATGGTCGAATCCGTCTCGATGTCGATGTGAAAATTGCGGTGCGCGTTATCCTTCAGCAGCACAATCACCTGCTCCCATGACGGCTTTTTGAGCATGTCCATCTGCTCGGGCGTCGGCGGGCGCGGCGTCATCATCGACGGAATACCGGGCATCATTGCGGCGCTCCCTGATGATGAGCCTGAGCTTGCTGGGCTTGCTGAAACTGCTGGAACTGTTGCGCCTGCATTTGTACGTGCTGGCGTTCTGCCTCACTGGTGAACATCTTCAGGCCGGTCATGTCCATGATCGTCTGTGGCTGGAACTTATTGGCGATAATCTGGCACTTCAGCCGGATGATGTCGCGAATATACCGTTGGCACTCAGCCTGCATCTTCTTCAGCCTCTGCGTGCCCCATTGCGCCTTGATCTTCTGCGCGCCGAATGTCTCGTTCGGGTCAGTCGCGGCGCGCATGATGTCGGACATCCCGGTAATCTCGTAGATCACCTGTTTGCAGGCTTCGCGCTGGATGCCCAGTATTTGAATCACCTTGGCCGCCTGCTCGATCGGCATAAACCAGATGTTCTTCTCCAATCCACCCATGTCGCCGGCAAGTGCTGCGGCATTCTTCGCCGGCAGCAGTTGGTTGTCGCCCAACTCGATAAGCTCGGAAATCTCCGCCAACACCGAGTTATAGATGCCGCGCACCTTCAGCGCGTCGGTCAGGTTGTTTATTCGTGCCGTGACACGGTTCAGTTCCTCTGCTTGCTCCTTGTACAACTCGTAAAGTGGCGTAGGAACTAGGCTGCAGGCATCTTCGACAGCATAGAACGGGCGCGGGATTGGGAAGAACCCATCCAGCCCGAGTGGATCGCTTGCGGTTTGCAGCGGTTCGGTTTTATGCGAGCGAGCGATGAACAGCACCTGCTTGCTGTCCTTGTCCCATATTTCCCACACTTCCAGCGTCTTGAATAAATCGGAAATCGCTTGATCGGCTTTCTTTACTTCCTCGTCGGCCACGTTGTCGAGTTTGATCGACTTGAATATGTCACCGAATTTCTCGATGCCGGCCTCACGGCTGAAGCGATGACGGAAAGCGACCCATCGCACCTCGTCCCACGTTTTGCCTGGCCCATGCCGGAAGTCGTCCCATTGCACGTGCTCGCACATGACGCGCTCATAAACAAGACGCTGCTGCGGCTCTTGCTTGTCCTGCGAGTCGTCGGCCTCCATGTCTTCGAGGTCGGGAACGTACTTGACGCGAGATAGACCGCGACCACAGAGCAACGCATCCAGAACATCCAGCTTCATGGTGAAATCGAAGTCGTACACATCCATCGCGTAGTCCGCACAGCGTTCCAGCACTTCGCCCACTACCTTGCCTACCGGGTCGGCATCACGGAAGCGGCGGCGCACATCCGGCGTCGGCAGCGTGTTATAGACCGCTTGGCGCATCGTCTCGGTGTTCGACCACAGGATATTGAAGCTGTTTTTCTTCTGCTTCGTGCCGCGATACCGCTCTACGATGGCCTCCGCCTTCTTGCGCCATTCTTTCTCGTCCTTGTCGGCGAGCGAAAGCTCAAGGTCCCACCGCTTGACGACGGCGGCCGGCGTCTCGCCGATCTGCGCTGCACTGTCGTAGCTGCCGGATTGCAGAGTGTCGTCGGACATTAGCTCAGCGCAACGATCAGGGTTGCCGTCGTGTTGGTGGACATGATTCGACCGGCGTTGAGTTCAATCGGCAGAATCGTGCCGACTGGGACCGCCTTCAGTGTCACCGCAGCCGTTGCGCCATCAATCGACAGCGCAATGTCGCCAGTGCCACCAACGTAGATGCCGCGGCAATTGACCAGCGCGGAGTCGCTCGGCGTAACGGCTGCGAAGCCGTGGTAAATCGGCGATGTGATTTGCATTATTCCTGCCTCTTTCGGCGCTGGGCCGCTATGAGTTCGTTGATTGTTTGCTGATGTGGGAAACGGGTAGGCTCTGGCTCGCTCGGCTTGTGTTCTTCGCGCCAAGCAATCGCGAGCATGCGGAAAGCGTCCGCCGCATGACTTGTCCAGTCGTGGCGTGGCTTCTCACGGAACGCCTTTTTGTCTTCGTCGTACTCGCGCTGGTACTGCTTGAGCGACTCCACGCCTTCGGCGGTCTTCATTGCGTCAAACCAGCAGTTTTTAAGCATCGAGCGCGCTGCTTGAATGCCATCTTGAACAGACAAATCTGGGACTATGCGCACAGCATTTATGCCCAGCGCTTTCCACGCCATCTCTTGAATCGATTTGCCGCCAGATGCTAGTGTTTTTGCCTTGGCGTCATGCGGCAGCCAGTGCAATCCATATGTGTATGGCCTGCGCTTCACCTCGGCGAAGTAGTCATCCATCTGCAATCCGGATGCGCCGTAATACTCCAGCACATGGATTTCGCCGCGAATGACCTGATACCACCAGATTGAGGTGTCGTCACTCCACCCGAGATCCCACGCCGTGTGTACCGGAACCGCTGGGTCATGCTCAACTGATGTAATGCGCCCATCCTGATCTGCCTGCCACATCTCCTTGCCGTAAAACGCGCCGGGCAGAGCGGCGTCGAAATCACACTCCATCTCCTGCCGCCAAGCGTCTTCGGTCATTTCCAACTTCATCGCGTCCATTTCGGACTGCGGGAGAATGCCGGAATCAGCCGCCCTGATAATCATCAACAGCCAATCGTCACTTACCTCGGCATGCTTCACTCGCTCGTAGAACTCATTGCGTCCTTTAGGCGTGCCGATAATGATTGCCCAGCCTTGGCGATCAGCCAGCGCAGGACGAATAACGTACTGCCAAACACTGGGCTTCCAATCACCGTACTCATCAGCCACAAGCCCGTCAAAATACAAACCGCGCAGCGCATCAGCTTTATCAGCCCCAAAAAGCTGTATGCGAGAACCATTAGGGAAATCAACGCGCAGTTCGCTTTCATTGACCTCAACCCCAGGTATTGGCGCGACAAACCGCTTCAGGTAATCCCAAGCGACCGACTTTGCCTGCTTGTAGAACGGCGCAACATAAGCAAAACGGCCGTCACTTCTTTCGAATGTGACAGCCGCCTTAATCAATTCATTGACGCAAGCAACAGTTTTCCCTGCCCGTCTATGCGCCACCACCACAGCCCACCGCTTGCGCCGCCTATGCAGCGGCATGAATACTTGGCGGGGCGCGTAGTCAATTACTATTCGTTGCGCCACACGAATTCGAACTTATGTTCGCCGTCCTCGCCAGCGCCTTGCACTTGGCTCAAATCAGGGAGCGCCTTTTTCAACAATATTTCAATGGCCTTTAGCCGAGAAGCGCTTAATTCTTCTGTTTTACCAAGCGCATGATTTTGCAAGACATTTATAAGCTGACTAGCTTGTATCTTGGTCCTCACATCATCTTGGTGCGTCTTTCTTAGTCTTGCTGCCATTTCTCTTCATCGGGGTTGCCCAATGCCTCAAAATAAAAAAGCCCGCACACTGGCGGGCGAATCCCATAAACAACGGGAGGAGAGTTCTTGAATTACTTCAGCAGTGCCACCCAAGCATCCGGGTCATGGTCCGACTCGTTCGGCTTGGTCTCTGCTGGCGCTCGGTGCGTGATCTTGAATTCGTACTCGGATAGATCGTTGTCGGCGACGGGCATACTGCCAAGCTGACGGCGGATTTCCTCGTTGCTTGGCTGGGTCATGATCCAAGCCTATCCTTCAGGGCTTTGAGCCGGTCCGCGAGTGGCGTTTCCAGCAGTCTTTCCTGCACTGGCGACAGCGAGTAGCCAAACGAGCGCTTGGCTTCCAGCCATTCCGACGCATCACGTGAGTCGGCAACCCTATGCGCGTTAAGCGGGAACGTGCTGTCGATCAGCCAGCGCCCGTTTTCCTTGTGCTGCTGCAGGTAGAACGTCGTCATGGCTGGCTCCAGAAATGCAAAAGGCCGCGCTTGGCGGCCTTGGTGACAGTTGTTGAGACTATCAAATTAAGGCCAATTTTAAGGGAAAGTGTCGGAGGCTATCCACAACTATTTTGTAGGGATAAACTCCGACACTCTCAGTCGATCATCAGCGCCGATTCCGCCTGCGTGATCGTCGATGCAAGGTGCGCACGCTTCAGACTTTGGGCCATTGAAAACGCTTTCTCCGCAAATCGATTCTTGCGCGCGTAGAACGTGTCACGGTGAATGCCCATGCGCGCCGCAATGCTCTTGATGTTTTTCTCGCGGAACCAGTAGAACTTAACGAAGCATTCCGGATCCTCGCCCTGCATGTCCGCCAGTGCATGAACGGCCATGTTGAAAAAGCTCATGTCGTCGGACAGGATGGCATCCGGTGGCTGGCCGACTTTGGCAGGCTGCATGCGCGCAAGAATGTTCTTGGCTCCCGGCGCAATGAAATACTGCCGCGTGATACACCATTGGCGCCATGCTTCGCAGTGCAAGTGCAGTTCGTGTCCCGTCATTACCGTTCCCCTTCTTTCGTTTTCAAACCGAACATTCCTTGCCGGATCCCCGTAATATCTCGCCTCCCTCGCCCTGCTCGGCTCCGGGTTCAGCCGGCCACCGACGAAGCGCAGGGCTAGGACGTTGATTTCGTCAGTCATAGGCCCAGAATCGCAGCCGAGTATGCGATCATCAAACCACCGCCCATGAAACAAAACGCCGCAGTCATCAACGCCGCGAAATTGGTCCAACTCGGAAGAAATTCCAATGCGTATGAACCAAGCCAAAGCGACGCCAGCACCAACACAGCACCAGCAGTCATAATTGCAATTTGTTTCATGTCACCCCTCAAATATGCCGACTCGGAAACGCAGCCCGATCCGATTGAATCTCCCTGCCCCGCTCAGCCAGCACCGCAGGCAATGCATAGACCTTGTGCGTGATCGGGGAGCGGCGCGGCTCGGCTGCTGGAGCCAGATTGCGCACGAAGTATTTGCGTCGCTTGCCACGCACCACCTCGTTTATTTTCCCGGCGTCTGCCAATTTGCCCAGCAGCGGCCGAAGCACTTTCGGATCAGCGTCGAAGTAATGCGCGATGTCGGCATTCTCAAATTCTTTCCCCGGCCTCGCCTGCAGGTAAGCCAATGCGTTATCCGATAGATTGCGGGTACTGGCTAGTTCGCGCATGGCACTTCCTCCCTGACCATGCGCGCCCGAATCGCTTTGATATGCAGCCCGGTAAATTCCTGGATATGAACAAGCATCGGCTTCGGCACGGCGTTCTTGTGATGCCGGATGCGGCTGAATATCACGGGACTGATCTCCATCTTCAAAGCCAGTTGTGCATCGTTCTTGGCGCCGTACTGCTGTCGAAGCCAATCTACAAAGCCGTTCGGGTCATAGTTTTCGACGTTCGTTTCCATCACACCTCCCGTTTATCAATTGCCGCCAACTTTACAGCCAGCGAACCCTGCACCATCGACATTGCTACATTGCTGCCGAGCCTGAAGCCGCGCATGCTGGCCGCATTCAGCAGAGCCATCATTACTTCCGAATCCACGCCGCCCGCTGCCTTGATCGCCTGCCTGTTCTCGGCGTCGCATTGGGCGACTATCTCGGCGGGAGTCATGGCTGTGGCTTTTCGGCTAGGCCGCGCCATGTGCGGGACTGAACAAGGCATTTTTTGCCAGAATCAAACCATCGCCATATTCCTCCATCCCATTTAGCCCGACGATCGGCGTAGACCAAGGCGCCACCGCTCGGGACAGATTCATAAATCCCTTCGTTCACCGGCTTTACGTATGGCGGAAACCAGTCTGTCTCTTTCATTTCCTTCCTCCCTCAACATAGTTTTTCCAAGCGCTTACAGGTAGCCCATAATCGCGCCAAGCGGCACCGCAATAACACCAATACCGCGCAGCACCAACTCCCCTGTGATATGGCCGAAGTCGGCATGGAAAAGCTTGACGACGTTTGCAATCCAGCCGTAGCCACCTCCGATAATCAGCGTCAAATACAGCAGGACAGCAACTACGCCAGCGGTTTGGAATCCACTTTTCGTTTTCATTCACTTCTCCTTTGTTGGACTGCGTTGCACTACAAAATCCTTCCAAGCATCCCGAACGCGCTTTGCATGCGCCTTGCTGGTGATGCGCTCGATGTGATCCAAAAAGCTTTCCCTGCCTGCGTCCGAGTGCAGCATCTTCAGCATCCGCATGCAGCAGTCGAAACACCACTCGTCAAACCCGTTGCCGTTGCCGCCTAACGCGAGCTGGCATTGCCTGCATGCGATGTCGGCCGAGAGGTTCATTTTTTATTCCACCAAGTCATGCGTTTTTCAATGACCTCAGCAGACGCCTTATCGAAGTTCTGACAGTCGCGCCGGCGAGAAACGCTTACAAACGTTCCGGCCAGTTGCTCGTGTTCGCATTTGCCAATACCAACCGCCGCATGCTTCGGCTGTTTTCGCAGATCGAGTTTTGAGCATTCGAGGCAGATCATTGTGTTTTCGGCCTCATCGCGGCCTTCAGTTCTTCGCTTCGTTTCGCCTTCAGTTCTGGCGGAATCGGAACCTCTACCCGTTTAGGCTCGGCAGCCATGACAGTGGCGGGAGGCGATGCGCGCGCGGCGGGAGGCTTGCCAGCGTTGTCGAGGGCGATCTGGATGCGGCCTTTGAACGTCTGCATCGACTCGCCAAGTCCTGGGCGCAATCCGAGTTCTGCGCCTTTGGCAAGAATCGTGGAATCGGTTGCCCACCATGCGCCCTGCTTCTGCGGCGCTGCGGCTCCCCTGGCCTTCAGGTCGGCCGCATCTTTCGCCCACCGCTCAAGGATTTTTGCGACATAGCCGATGCCGATCGTTTCGTTCGGTTTCGATCGCTTGGCCTCCTCGCACGCCGCTGCGACGGTTTCCGGTGTAACCCCTTGTTCGGCAAGGGCGATCAATCGCGGATCAGCGGGTTGCGACTGAACTCCGCCTTTGCGCATTGCAATCGAAAGGTCTACAGCCGTGACAGCCCGCGCAGCAGACTCGCTTCCGCCTTCGCATTCGACTACGTCTCCGCCTTCGCCTAAGTGAACGGATGCTTGCAATTGCTTAGCATCCGCTACGCAAGTGTTTTGCATGTGCACTTCCGGCGCAGGATATTTGCTGTCCTTTGCGCGAATCTGCTGCTTGAAATCCAGTAATTCGATGTACGGCTTGCCGCCAACGACATACGCAAGCAGTAATCCAGCTTCTGCGCATTCATCCATGTAGCCCTGAATTGCTGTCTCGCGAACCTCGTCCAGGCGAAGCGGATAGCAAGAGGCGCGCAGCAGACGCGGATTCCCGGAAAAGCGGCCGAAGTCATCCACTACGGACATGACGCGCCGGTAGAACAGTTCGGCATCAGCAGAAAGCGCATTGATGCGCTCGCTGGTGAGGATTCCCTCTCTTAGAATCCTGCTCGGCATCACTCCACCCCTTTATCCATAGCCAGCGCCCGCCGTTTGGCGGTGTATTCAGCCTTCTTGGCCTTCAGTTCTTCGATCGTGTATTTGCGTGGCGTGTTGTCGGCCTCAAGCGCTTCGACGGCTTCTAGGCCGATTCTGGCGATCAGGCCGATGCGATAATCGACTGCGCGCCCGGCGCCGTAGCGGTTGCATTGCTTGCGCTGTGCCCAGACGTTGTTTTCCACGAACCGCATGTGCGGGGCACTGCCGACGCTGCGGTAGTGGCCGGCATCCACCTTGTTTGAGTTCCAGTCCAGAGGCTCGCCGCAATCAGGACAAGTGATATAGCCATTCACTCGGCACCATTCGCGGCGGTATGCGTTGAATGCCCGTTGTGCCTCGCTCATCCAATCTGAGCGCGTCTTGATCGCTTCCTTGCGCGCCTTCAGGTCTTTGCGCTCTGCCTTACGGATTGCCTCTGCATGCTTCTTCGCGCACCTCGGGCTGCATACCTTCTGCCCCATCCGCTGCGTCGGGAAGATATGCATGCACACTTCACACTCTCGCGTTTTCGGAGGCGCCGCTAAAGTCGGCTTTCCCGCCTTCAGGCTGGCGGTGCGCAGAATTCCGGGCTGCGGCTTGGGGCGGGCGAGAAAACCGGAGCGCTTCATGAAAGGCTACTTTTCCGAGAACGTGATGACTTCAGCCGGAATGCTGCGCTTCGATTGCTGGGCAACCTGCAGTTGCACCTTAACTGTGCGCAGGATTTCCCGGCCTTGAGCGGCAATAGCGTCACCCTGCGCCGGCAGCATGTTGTTCGTCTTGATCTCGTTGAGCGTTTCCCAAAGGGCGTTCTTAAGATTGGTTGCTGTGAGTTCTTTCATAATTCCTTCTCCTTGTTTGTGCCTTGTTGATGGTCCCGTTTGCTAGACCGATTTCATACTTGCTTGCCCTGCTGCTTACTTCTTGATCGATTTGAGTGAGGATCAAGAAGGATTCGTAAAATTCGCCGTATTGCTTCTTTGCCCGGTGTTGCTCGTCGTACCGTTTTTTGTACGCCTTGTATTCCGGGCGGCGGCAGTATTCGATGTGCTGCGGCATTTTCTTTTTGCGCTCTTCTGCGGCTTTGATTGGGTCGTAATTCGCCTTAAACCATGCCGCCTTCTTTTCTGTAATCGCCTGCAGATTCTTGGCGCGGTATTCCATGTCGTACAGGCGCTTTTCCTCTTTCCTCTGCTCTGGAGTCTTGCCGTCGCGACGGCTCAGGCCGAAACAAGCCTTGTCACAAAACATCGGCTTGCCTGTCTTCTTTGCGCGATTGATCGCCGACGCCTTTTTAGTCAGGAGCTTTCCGCATGTGGCGCAGTAGGCAGTCATGCGAACTCAACCCCAAGCGAGCCGGCCGCATACGCCTGCGCCTGATTCAGGTACTCGCTGAACTCATGCACGCTCATGGCGGCGGTGGATTTGCGGCGCACGATGATTTCGCCGTCAGGCAGCGTCACGTCTTCGCATACGCCAAACTTGCGGGCAAGGTATTCGTGCCATGTGTCCTTGTCGTACTGCTGGCCGTTCACCCAAGCCTGCTCGGCGATGTCGCGCAGCACGACGCCCCAATAGAATCGATTCTGTTCCGCGTTGCGCTTGCGCTCTTCGCTGGTCACGATGATCCGTAGCGGCTCGCCCTTCTCTGCGAATACCGGCGCATTGGCCCTTACCAGTGCGACCAAGGCAGACCAGACATTGCCGTTGCGCAGTGTGAACTCGCGGTACAGTGCGGCGCTCATGATTTGACCGACCGCAAAACGCTTGAACCGACTGCGGGCATCATGGGAAGCGGTGGGAGGTGGGCTTTCATATAGCCACCCAAACGCGCACAGGATGAGCATGCGTCTTCTCGCTCTGTGCTGGCTCGTAATTGTTCGTGGGGAGAATGATCCCGGCGCGCTTGGCGATGCGCGGCAGTGCGCCCCATACGTGATGATCTGGCGGCATCGGCCAGCCGGCGCGTTCAGCAACAGCGCGGAATTCTTCGAAGCGGAATGTCGGCGCGCCCATATCCTTCCGGGCCTTACAGAACGCCCGCAGCTTGTCGAGCGTGGAATCTGTCCATGATTTGCCGGCGTGGTCGAGGGCCAGTGACTGGCCGGCTCGCTTGAGTTGGTCGCCTGTCATGCTGGCACCCGCAATGCTTTTGCGAGATGTCCCGCTATCTGAGGCGCAATAAGGCGAACAATCTCATCCTCGCCCATGTTGCGAATCGCCATCTCGCTTATCGCATAACCAGCCGATCCATCGCCAAGGCGGACAATGACGTGCATCTCGCGTGAAAGTGTGCGGCGAATAACATCGACATCCAGTAAGCGCATTACTTCGTGTTGGATTGCCGCAGTTTGGACGTAGTCGCCACCCATGAAAGACAAGGCAGACATATCCTGCATCACCGCCTTAACGAAATCGCCTCGTGGAGCGCTCAGGTTGAGGCGCGCCGGCTCTCCCGCGATGATGGCAGTTCGGCCAACACGGTCGGCAACCATCATCAAAAATGATTTGTGCGAATGCAGCTCTGACCGCTGAATTGCGAGCAATGCACTATCTCTTTGCGCGCCATCCTCAAGTTGGGCCATCTTTTCGCGCATGCGCCGGCGTTGGTTTCTTCCAAATCGCTTACTCATGCTGCCTCCCGAACATTCACGCCCATCCGCTTGTGGTATTCCGTAAGCCAGATGCAGTGAAGGGTTGGCTCGTACTTCTGCATTTCCGTTGCAGGATCGAGGCCATCGTCGGCGGCGCGCTGAGCGTGCGCTTCGAGGTCTTCGAGTTTGCGTAGTTCAGACATGTCAGCCCTCACTGTTCCACTGCTTGATGATGAAAACGTGGTTGACGTCATCGGTGATGATCTCGACCGGGGGAACCGGCTTCATGTCCTTGTCGCCATCCATCCGAACGCCGCGCTCACGGAACATCGACATCAGCACGTCTTCCTTTGATGTGCTCTCGCCCCACTTGCCGCCCTTGCGCTCTTCCATGTAGTCCTCGAAGCTGATGCGTACTTCGATGTAGCCCTGTTTCATGCAGATACCTTTTGGTCAGCGATCATCGCTTCGAGAATCGTCAGTTGAGATTGCATCGCTAGCCATTGGCTGGCGAAGGAGTTGCCGACAGCCTTTTCAAACGCCGGAATATATTTGGCCGGCATCTCGCGCCGGTCGCGGCCCTTCTCATCGACATCATTTGCAGCCAGATAGTCGGCAAGATGCGACGGCCGCATTCCTGTTTGCTCGGCCAGCGATGCCTGAGTCATGTTCTGCACGCGGCGGTTTGCCCACGAATGCAGAACCGCATCCCGGTATGTCTTGATCTTGGCGATCTGCCCCATTGGCACGACTGACGGGGCATCCATTCGCTCGTGCATTCTTATTTGTTGTTGGCTCATGATTATTGGTAAATACAATCGAATTCCCAGTGACATTCCCAGTGACCTTTGGGGGAAAATTTTTTCCATCGGTCAACTTCCACAACGAAACAAATGCAAAGCAGAAACATCAATTCGGGCAAAAAAATGCCGCCACCCATGACGGGCGACGGCAAAGGTGCTTCAGGGGGATTTCTTGTCGGTGGAGCGGCGACTCTTAATTGGTTTTTTCATTTCATAAACGTCATTGAACGTAATCGAGTGACCCAACTCGGCGGCAGTAGCTATAAGTTTTTTTGCCACGGATGGCGGAACAGTCTGGCCGCGCTCGTAATGGGCGACATTCCCTTGCGTAACCCCGATCCTCTGCGCCATGGCAGCCTGAGTGAGACCGAGCGTCTTTCTGATGTTGAGAAATGTGTTCATGAGGGAATATTAGAACTTCTACTAGCGGTAGTCAATAGAATTTCTAATCACGCTCTTCTTTGTGTATTAGCTTGACTGGTTAGAATGCGCGCATGGCTACAGTAGCAAAACGCCCTCTCACAGCAGAGGAAGCAATGGACGCGCAGCGATTAAAAGCTGCGTGGGAGCGCTTTCAAGACGAAAACAAGGGGGTTTCCCAGGCATGGCTGGCCGCCGAGACCCGGCTGGGGAATCAAAGCCTGATCGGGCAGTACTTGAATGGTGGAATACCGCTAAACGTCAAGGCGCTGCTGGCTATTTGCAAAGTAATTCGGATAAATCCCGCTGAAATTAGCCCGACACTTTCGCAGAACATACCTGCGTCGATCGCGGCAAAACCGCAGCCGGTATTTGATCCGGCTCTTGCGGCGGAAATAGGTGAAGTTGTCCTGCGCTACTCGCTGGCAACACCAGAGGACCGAGAATATGTATTAGGCATTCTTCGCGATTCCGGTCGTCTTGCTATCAATCACGCCACCGGAAACGGTGACTAATCGAAGCTTTGGTCGCCTAGCCTCACATCTCTCCGCTTGACTCTTAACTGACTGCAAAACGAGTTTTTTGAATTTTGGATCAAGACCTCGAAACGCCTTCAAAAGCTCATCCTCTTGCTGGTTTTGCATACTTGTCTCCCGGCCCGGAAATTAAGATTACTCTCTCTGTGCAGCTTGTTTCTAGTAAGAAAAAGTAACAGTGCCCTGTGGTTCTGGCGCTCCTGCCTTTGGGGAACAAGTACTGTGTATACATACAGTTTATTCTAGCGCACTGAGAAAATGCAACAACTAAATAGTGATTAGTTTGAGTCTGGAATGCAGTATTAGTTGCTACATGATGTAGCTATTGCAGAGCATGCCCACTGGCTAGACTCTGCGGCATGAAATTCAAAGACATCACGCCATTCGGAGTGCGCTTGCCGACTGAGCTAAAAGACAAATTGCAAAAGGCGGCAAACAAGAATAACCGCTCAATGAATGCCGAAGTTGTTGCGCGCATGGCCGCCAGTTTTGATGCAAGGACAGCGCTGAAGGACTTCACGGACGGCGAGTTGATCGACGAGCTAATCCGCCGATGGGGTCGCGATGCCGTCTATGTGCGGCTAGGGAAGGATGATTGAGGCGCAACGGCACGCCACCTTGCCGACCAGGGGGGGGAGATGAAAAAACAACTTTCGTGTGTTTTCCTGTTGCTTGTAGCCGGCTGTCAAGTCGCGCCTGTTGTATGGGACAAGCCGGGTGTAACACAAGAAGAATTCAACATGGATTCTGCGCAGTGCAATAACCAAGCATTCTCTCTTGTCGGGGCTCCGATGGTTCAGCGCAATATCGTCAATCAGACCTGCATGCAAGGCAAGGGCTATACCATGATTAGCAACAACTAAAGCCAAGCCCCTTTGATGGCGCTCTCCGCCCTATCCCTTCTTCGCCCCAGCGAACTCTGCATCGTCGTCCTGCATGATAGCTCGCACCGGGAGGGCGCCTGGAATCCGGAGGGTCAGCGCTTTGACTTCAGCGACGGCAAGAGCGACGGCTTTGTGCTGGCATCTGACGTCTATGAGTGGTGGCCGGCTAGTGTGAGGTTTTAGCTGGCCATTGATTAAGCATCATTCACTTCCAGCCCGCCCCGAGCGGGCTTTTTTACGCCTCCCCCACAACCGCTTCGGCGGTTTTTTTACGTCTGTTGCGTCGGCGTGGAAATATTTCGACTCTTTATTAGAATTTCTGTTGACTAATTAAATTAGAACTTCTAATATAGATACATCGAACAACACATCGCAGCAACAACGGGAGAGAAGAATCACAACGCCGAATGACGCAGCCAATGAACACCTAAAGGCGCGGAGATAGGCGAAGTCGCAATCGACGGCACTGGTAGATGGGAAAGACTCCGCAAAATCTTCGTTAGTCGCCGATGTTTGAGAGCTAGCCAGCTTTACAGGTCATGCCGGTGGGAGGCCGGCACTAATTCAACCAAGGAGAGAAAGCAAATGAAAGTCGAACTCGAAAAAACAGGCTGGCCCTTAATAGAACTTGGCTACGGGAAGATTGAGGTTGGTCAGGGGAATCACGGAGATAAGTTTGCGCTGATTTTCGGGCGAAATGGCACGGGAAAAATTGGAGAAGCGACTCCGGCAGAGCGCTATGCAACACACGAAGAAACTTTGGCTGTAATCACTTTCGACAATGTTGAAAGCCTAAACGTTGTGGTCGAAGCACTGGAAAAAATACGTTCCAAGATGATCGCAAAGATTGATGCGACTACGTAAGTAAAGAAGGCATTTATGCGCACCCGTTGCGCCGTATTCCGCACGAAACGCGGAGCCAACACAGAAGCGGCGGTGTGGGCGGTGACACATCCCGGCTTCCGGGCAAGTGAGAGCGCGTGGAGGATCGCACCACGGCCTCTGATGCAGGTTCGAATCCTGTCCGCTTCTGTGTTGGCAAGCCGCATGACTGGATCTGTTCGGCTAGTACCCGAACCGGAAGAAGTGACGGCAGTACGAAGCAAAGCGTTTCGCTTTTGTGCGACAGAGACCGCGCTCAATCACGAGAAGCGAAGGTAGCCCGGTTTGTCAACACACATTAACTCAGGAGAGTGAGCATGCAATTCGAGGTAACGATTGATTTCCGAAGCGGCCCGTCGTTCTCGACCGTCGTCGGAGCGCGTGACGAGGCAGCAGCAAAGGCCGCGGCGGTGAATTGGGCGCGTGCGAATGGCTTCAATGCTGCAACAAAAAAATACACCGTGAGGCCGGCATGAAGCCTCTCGAATTCTACTTCTGGTGCGCCCTGTTTTTCTGTGGCGTTTTGATGAGGGTTGACGTTGATTTTCTTGCGGGAGTGTTTGCGCGATGAGCCGCTTCAACATCAGCGTCCGCACCGAAGACGCATCTTACGAATACGGCGCATTGCAGCGCAGCGCAATAGAAGCACTGCTTGATGCCCTTGATCTTTTCGGCCTGTGCGCCGTGACCGTGAGGCCTGCATGAGCAGCAAATCGTTCGCATCAAAGAGCCTAACCGAGCATCAAGAGCGGTTTGTCGAGTTTCTTCATGCTCGCGGGGCTCAGGTGCTTGCCCCGACGAATGAATGGGAAGTCATTCGATTCATGGCTGGCGACCAGACCTGCGTGATCTACAAGACCAAGCAAGGGCGACTCACTTTCACAGGTGATTCTTACAACGCTTTCATGGCCTTCAAGAGTAATGCTTCTTGGCGTGCGGCGGAGCGCACTGGATCGAAAAAGAAAAGCCTGCCGCGTCTGCAAGCAATTCGTGAGCGCGATGGCGGATTCTGCTTCTTTTGTCTGTTGCCGGTAAGCCTTGATGACGAATCCGAAGAGCATCTTGTCGCAGCAACGCATGGTGGTCCGAATCACATTGCGAACCTTTTTCTCGCACACAAAAAATGCAACGCCGACGCGGGCCATCTTTCGGCGGCAGAAAAGATTCGCATCCATGTCGAAGCGCACTTGCTGCGCGCACGGGAGGAAGCATGAGAACGCTCGAAAACGCCAAGCAATACGCCGCTACCGTCCGCGAGCGCAACAAGCCGGAATGCCACTGCGAGACATGCCGCCGTGAGCGATTGCTTCCGATCGTCATGCAGATGACGGAGCGGTGGCCGATGCGGGCTAAGAGCGTGCGGAGGATTAAGTGATGGCGCGTCTATCGTGGAGAAAGGAGCCTAACGAGCGCGGGCTTGCGTCGATCGGGCAGCCACCGCGCGGCTATGAGCTGCGCTTTGATGGCAAGCAAATAGCAGGAGTTTCTCCGCTGTTCGCCGGTTGGAGCCGAGACATCAAAGGTTGGTACTACTGCGCAAGATCGGATGAGTATGGCGTTCCACTCATGAATACATGCAGCGGGAAACCATTCGCGACAAAGGATGAGGCAAAGGCGGCATGTGATGCGTATGTTCGGAAGCACTTCAAAAAGCCGGAGGATTAAATGAAAAAGATACCAACGGCGCCCGGCCGCCTGCTGCGGGTTGTGCGGTTGATTGTGCGCAGGTGGCGGCTATGAGCGGGGCAGATTGGCGACAACAGCAGGAACAGGAAGAAGAGCAGCAATTTATTGAACACGAAACGCGCAAGCGAAACGAGAGGAAAGAAAATGGAAATCAGGAAAGCAGAGCGCAAGAAGGCAAAACTTCGGTTAGGCATTGCGGCACCGAGCGGAGCGGGCAAGACATTCAGCTCCCTGCTGCTCGCTTTTGGGCTAGGTGGGAAAGTCGGCCTGATTGACACTGAGCATGGCAGCGGCGATCTATATGCGCACCTTGGTGATTACAGCGTATATGGCATCGAAGCGCCCTACACCGTCAACAAATACCTGCAGGCGATCAAGGCGTTCGAAGATGCCGGCTTTGACACCATCATCATCGACAGCCTTTCCCATGCGTGGGCCGGCGATGGCGGCTTGCTGGACAAGCAGGGAAAGATTGCAGACAGCGGAAAGGCTAACGGCTTTGCTGCATGGCGCACGATCACGCCGGAGCATAACGCCCTGGTTGAAGCGATGCTTAAAAGCCCGTGCCACATCATCGCCACGATGCGCGCCAAGCAGGAATACGTCCTCGAAACGAACGACAAGGGCAAGCAAGTTCCAAAGAAGGTTGGCATGGCTCCGGTTCAGCGCGAAGGGATGGAATACGAATTCACGGTGATGCTCGATGTGGACATGAACCACATTGCGAGCGCCAGCAAAGACCGGACAAGTCTGTTCGATGGACGGTTCTTCAAGATCGGACAGGAAACCGGCAAAGAACTTCTGGCGTGGCTTGAAACTGGCAAGGAGCCGCCGAAATTTGCCGACTACATCGCTGCGATCGATTCTTCTGCAACTCTGGATGATCTGCGCGGCGCATACAACAAGGCATACAAGTTCGCCGGCACCAATGAAGAAATGATTAACCAGTTCACAGCCGCTAAAGATCAGCGCAAAGAACAACTCACTCTCAAAGAGGCGGCGTAGTGGAAAAATTTTGGCTCGTATGGTGCGTTGAAGGTGGCGCACCAACTTACAAACACATGGACCATGAAAGCGCATGCAATGAAGCAGAGCGTCTTGCTCGCAAAAACCCCGGCAAGCGATTCGAGGTAATGGAGCGCGTCTCTTCGGTAATTAAACAAGATGTGCAGTGGGAAGGCTTGCAGCCTCTCCCGTTTTAAGGAGTCGTTATGGCATCACTCAATAAAGTGCAACTCATCGGCAACCTCGGCCGCGATCCGGAAACGCGCTATATGCCAAACGGCGATGCCGTGACGAACATCGCGGTAGCGACTACCGAAAGTTGGAAGGATAAGGCGACCGGCGAGAAAAAGGAAATCACGGAATGGCATCGCGTGACGTTCTACCGAAAGCTGGCTGAAATCGCCGGCCAGTACCTAAAGAAAGGATCGTCTGTCTATTTAGAGGGGAAGCTGCAAACCCGTAAATGGACGGATAAGGACGGTGTGGAGCGATACACCACCGAGATCATCGCGGACAGCATGCAGATGCTTGGCGGCGGACCGAAACAGGATGACGCGTCGCGCCAACAGAAGCCGCAAGCGAAACCGGAATATTCGACGCCGGATAACTTTGTTGATTCAGACATCCCGTTCTGATCGGAGCCAATCATGACCTCTCTATCACTGTACACAGTAGCCGCCGAACATCGCCAGATGGTAGAGCGGCTCATGGATGCGCAAGACGACGCGCAGACCATTGCCGACACCATCGAAGCGGAATCCTATCCGCTCGAAGTGAAAGCGCAGAACGTCGCCTATGCCGTGCGCAATCTGGAAGCGGCAGCCACTGCGATCAAGGATGCAGAAAAGCAGATGGCCGACCGCCGCAAGAGCATCGAAAACCGCGCCATGCACGTCAAAGAATATCTGAAGACATGCATGGAAGTGGCTGGCGTGAAGAAGATCGATTGCCCGCATTTCGCGCTGACGATCAAGAACAACCCGCCGAGTGTGGATGTGTTTGAGCCGGGGCTTATACCCGCCGAATTCATGCGTCAACCGGAACCGCCGCCGCCAGCCATCGATAAGAAGGCGATTGCCGAAGCGATCAAGGCGGGCCGCGAAGTACCGGGCGCGATGCTGGCGCAAGGAACGCGGCTCGACATCCGCTAACGACTTCGGAGCGCCCTGGCGAAATGTCCTCTGCCGAGAAGTAGCTGGGGCGCTCCACCTGATGCAACAAATCTGAGCGCGTGATTGCGCGGGGAGAGAAATAAATGCCATCAGCATATACAGCACCAATTCAAGACGGGATTTCGTTTGACGCGTTTGTGATGCGCTGCGCTCGGGCGATGGGCGCATGCGTCATGATGCGCGATGAGCGGATGGATGCCCCTATTCCAGAGCGGTTCGAGCCATCTGATTACAACGCAAAAAAGCTCTCAGAGGCAGAGCAGCGGCTTGCATGGTTGCGCCAGATTCCCGCACAAGAAGCCGAGCGCGAAGCAAAGCGAGAATATGACGAAGACGTAAAACGCAACGCCAAAGGCATCCAGAAGGCAATAGACCTGCGCAACAAGTACCAAGCAATGATCGCAGATGTCGTCGCATGGAATCCGCCGACGAGCGAACACATCGGCCTGAAGAATTTCATGCTGCAGCAGTTGCATGAATCGCTGCGCTACGACGCCGACGAATCCTACTACCGTGATCATGCGCCTGTGCTGCTGTCCGCCGAAGCATGGAAGGCGCAGCAGATCGAAAAATGCCTGCGTGACATCGACTATCACAAGAAGGCCGCTGCTGAAGAAGTCGACCGCACTGAACAGCGGAATCTCTGGATCGCCGATCTGCGGAAAAGCCTAGCCACCGGAGAATCGCAATGACCACTGACCGCAACAAGCTGCTGGAACAACTTAAACGCTACGACCCGGCACAGGGAAGTAGCAGCGGATGGGACAGCGTTCCGCCGGCCGTCATGGAGCAATCGGACGATGGCGATTACGTTGCGTATGCCGATGTCGCCGCCCTTCTGCAAGCACAGGGAGAGCCGCAATCGTCCGATCAGGTGTGGAACGGACTTACTGACAACGAGAAGGATGTGTATGTCGGTAAGTTCATTGAGTACGGAACAGATTTCGTTGCACCGATATACGCTGTTGTAGAAAACATCGAACGCGATTTGAAGGAGCGCAATCTCAAGCGACCATCGCAGGCGCAAGAGCAACCGGCTGGCGCACTGGTAACGCCCGACCATGACGGCGCGCCGTGCGCTGAATGCGGAGCTACTGAACCGCATATTTGCACAGCATCGGTATCTGGCGCAGTGGATGAGCTTACCAAGGCATTACGGTTCTATGCTGACCCGGAGCGGTATCGAGGATCAAATAATCGGCTCGTCGGTGAGGACCCTTACACGCCCTCCGGTGAGGTGTATTTGCGAGATGTGATGAGGGACAGGGGAGAAATAGCGCGCGCCGCCCTCTCCCGAGCCCAAGCAACGCAACCATCGCAGCAAGCGCCAGCGGTGAGCGATGATCAGATTCTTGACGCGATTGATTTCCATTCGGGTCGCCGCCCTGACGGCACGAATGCTGAGGCACTTTGCCAAGAACTCCGCGCCCTTCTCTCTCAGCCAGCCGCAGCGCCAGTAGCGGAGATGGTCTATTTCAAGCGGGTGGGAAGCAATGTTGAAGACAGCCTGCCGGTTGCTGTTGGTGCTGCTGTGCAGCATGTGAATTCATCACTGATAACGCGCATCGTCCCGCTTTTTGCCGCCCCATCCAATCAATCTCAGGGAGGCGACAAGTGATCGACGCGAACGACATTGAGCGGATGGCTAAAGAGCGGCCCGACGAATGCTTCCTCAAGGGTAGTGGCATCCTGAAACTTACTGGCGCCATCCGTGAACTCGAACGCCAGAACGCGGAGCTTGAGCGGCAGCTTGCAGCATCGGCAGATAAGACTGCCGCGATAGTGCAGCCGGTAGCGCAAGATGCAGAGCGGATCGCGCATCGAATTGCAGAGCTTGTCGTGAAACATGAGGTGAGAACGCACAGCGCAATTTACACGCTCGCCTTGAGCGTTCTTAAAAATTGTTCCCGAGGATCGGTAGCACCGCAGCCACAGGCAGCGCAGAGCGAGGAAGCGCAAAAGGTGTGGCTTGTTCTGGACGAGCAAGGCTACCCGAACCATTGCGCAAGCTGGCCGGAAGCATGTCATGAGCATATCAACGACGCCATTAGCGATCACGACATCGAGGAAGCAGCGCGGTGGACGGTTCGCAGTGCAACGCTTGACCCGCGACCTACTGCTACTGACGCAGCACTCGCGCAAGCCGGGAAGGAGAAGCCGGTGGCATGGTATGAGAAGCCCCTGACAAGATGTGCGGCTAGTCGCGGCGACGGAGAGTGCTTTCACACGCAATGCCCGCAACTCAGGGACGGCGAACCGAAGAAATCCGGACGCCACTGCCCACTCGACACGCAGGAGGATGGCGATGAATAACGACTACGCAAAGCGCATCGCGGAATCGGTGAGAGAGGCGGCGGCGAAGGTTTGCGATGGCGTTAACAATTACGATAATCCGATGACAGCAATGGATTGTGCAGACGCTATCCGCTCTCTCGACCGCGACGCCATCATTGCGAGCGTGCCGAAAGAAGCACCTGCCGAGCAGCCGGAAGATGAGCGCAGCAGATTCGAGGCTGCGATCCGAAAGAGGTCAATCGGTGATCGTGATTTTTCGTCGCCTAGTTATGCATGGGCATGGTTTGTATGGCAAGCCGCCAAGCGCGACGCCCTCACCCAAGCGCCACAAGAGCGGGCAGCGGATATATCCGAAGCGCTGCGCATGCTGGGCAACACCATACCGTTTCGAATGGCCCTGATCAGGCGAGGTGAGTGTGTTGACGCCTCATTAGCATCGATTCAGTCAGCAATATTGATTGTACGGGACACCCTGCTCAGTCTCGCGCAATCCAGTGAAGGAAAGAAGCCGTGCGGATCGTGACCCTTATCCCGCAATCGAAGCGAGCCAGGCAGATCATCAAGCAGCACGGCGACCGCTGGGAAGTGATCGCAGTACGTGACAAGGTGCTGTTTTCTGACCGGGCCGGACCTTGGATGCACGTTGCGCCGATCACGGAACAGCGCATCCATACCACGCCGCGTGAGGCCCGCGAGGAAACCGCTTCGCGCTGGATTCACGCGCATTTCGATGACAATTTTAAGGTAGCACCATGATCCAACCCACACACCTTGACCTTGATGCTGCTCGCGCAGCAGCAGAAGCTGTTATTCAAAACGATGGTGGTGCTGAGTGCTACCTGCTTGAGGAGGAACTGCTTCGCGTGTTCCCGCCCAAAGCGATGATTGAGGTCTTCGACAGGCTGCGCAAGGCAGAGGCGGCGCGAGAGGGGTGGAAGTGGGTGCCGGTTGAGCCGACACCCGTGATGATTTCAGAGGCGTGGCGAGCGCTAATCGGGAACGCGGATTACGCAAAGATTCGTAGCGCGTGGGATGTAATGCTCGCCGCCGCCCCTGACAGCACGCCTACTGCAGACAAGGCTATTCCGCTCGAAACGCCGGCAGAATTTGCATTGAAAGCACTGGTAGCGGCCGGCCATGTCTCGCAAGAGAAAGTGGACAAGGCACTGGCAATTGCGGGAAAGTTCGCCGCCCATACCCGCACGCCTACTGACAGCGCAGATAGCGAAGGAGCGAAGGGATGAGTAATTTCGTTGATGGAATCGAGTTCGTGACGGTGACATGTGGCGGCTGCAACATGCCATTCGCGATGACACGCCAATTCTACGACAAGCAGCGTAGGTCGCATGGCTCATTCAGCTGCCCGGCCGGCTGCAATCGAAAATTTACCGGCCCTACTGAAGAATTTAGACTGCGCCAGGAAGTGGAGCGCAAGGAATCCATGCTGGAAGCCGAGCGCGCCAGAGCAGCCAAAGCTCAGCAAGAGAGAGACGAAATACGGCGTGCACATAAACGCATGCGAACACGTGTGATGAATGGTGTATGCCCATGCTGCAACCGTACCTTTCAGAACTTGCTGAACCACATGCGCACGGAGCATGCCAGCGAATTAAGTCTCAAGAATCTTCGGGAAGCCTACGGCCTGACGCAATCAGCCATTGCGAAGGAAATCGGCGTCAAGCCTGCCTATGTGTCGAACTTCGAAAACGAAAGGTACGTGCCCGAATATGCGAAACAGGCCATTGGCGTATGGCTCAGCAGGCAGGAGCCAGCAGATAGCGCCACTGAAAGGAAATCATGAGCACAGCAAGCCTAGCAGATTGCGCCGTGGATGCGCTCGCCCGCGTCCGGGCAATTGACGAGGACATGGATAACGACCATCCAATGCGCCATAACGTCAGAAGTATGAAGCGCACTGCGGAGCAGATCCTCGCCGACGCAATGCGCCAAGCAGTGGATATTGCGTATCAGGCCAAGCAACTTGTCAAAGACTATGACGCCGAGATCGGCAAGCATAGCGCCCCTTCAGACAGCGGGAGGGAGGGATGATGCGCCTAATCTGTAAGTGGTTCGGCCACGCAAAGCCGGATGGTCGCGTTACCTCATTTTATGACTCGCGCGATGGCATACACACATGGCAATGCCCGCGCTGCCGGCAGCTGGCGCAAAGCGCGTTTGAGCCGGCGCGCAGCATGAACAGGAGTGAATAGATGAATGACTGGACGCACACCAAGCCGCCCTATGCCCTGCCAGTCGAGATATTCGACCACTACGGGCAAGTACGGGAAGCAGTTAGCGACGGCTGTTATATGCGGCTAACGGATTGCACCTATCCCGCGCAAAATGCGATTTACCCTACTGATGATGTTGTCGCGTGGCGCCTAAGGAGTGAATAGAGATGAGCGCAGCAGTCGATGAATTGGCCCTGCCGGAACAAGAGGTTCGCGAGTTGACCGGGTATGAGCGACCCGGCAATCAGCTCAAAGTGCTGAAAAGCTTGGGCATCCCGGCGCGACGCCGGCCGGACAACACGATCCTCGTGCTTCGCATGCACCTGATGACGCCAACGCAGCAGCAAGCAGCCAACGATGCGCCAAAACGGAAATCGGCGAAGAAATGAACCGCGCTCGCAAAACGCAAAAAGGATTGCCGCGCCGAGTCTACTTGAAGCACGGCGCGTATCGATTCTTTTCCGCCGTGCCGATTCGCGATCCGAAGTCAGGCAAGCTCAAGAAATGGCATCACCTTGCCTACGAATATGAAGGCCGCGACGCCATCTATCAGCCGCTGGCAAAACTGCTTGGCGATAGAAAAAACGAGGAAGGCAGCATGCCCTTCGTCTGCGCCGAGTTCAAAGCATCGAAGCTCAAGAAATACGGCAAAGACACCCAGGCGCAATACAGCCAGTACCTGGACGTCATTGCAGAGGAGTTCGAAGACTTTGCCGCGGCACAGGTCACCACAAAAGAGGTTGCCGGCTTCCTGCGCGACAAGTTCAAGGACAAGCCCAACACCGCGCAGAAGTACTCGGCGCTGATGAAAAAGATGTTCAAGTTCGTCATATCAGAACTGGGGCTGCGCCAGGATAACCCGATTGACCAGCTCGACCTGTCCGACTACGAAACCCAGCGTCGCGAGAAACTGCCGACGCACGATCAAGTAAAACTGATCCGAGAGCATGGCATGCTAAGCAAGCCGCGCAAGGACAACGGCAAGCAGGTGCCGAATAAGTCCGGCCCAATGTTCCAATGCATCATCGACATGACCTATCTATGCTGGGCGCGCGCGATCGACGTGCGCATGCTGAAGGAAAGCCAGATAGATGGCGACTGGATACGCTTCAAACCGACGAAGACGGTCAAGTCCAGCGGGAAGGTCGTGGACATTTTCATCACGCAGCAAATTCGCGCCGTGATCGATAAGGCACGCGAGATCAAGAGAAAATACGAGGTCATTAGCCCATACCTGTTCCCGACGCAAAAAGGCACACCCTACACTAAGAGCGGGTTGTTCTCCATGTGGGATCGGGCGCGCGAGCGTGCCGGCATCACGGACGAAGTGTGGTTCAAGGATCTGCGGGCGCTCGGCGCGACGGATGCGGCCAAGACCGGCGAGCAGAAGGAAGAAATTCGCAAGCGGCTGATTCACACCAGCAGCAAAACCAGCGAGATTTACATCAAAGAAGCGATACCGGAGAGGTCGGAACTTGACATGGTATTGCCGTGGTAAATCTGTCTAATTCGAATTGAAGGATGTAGCATTTATGCGGGTTTCGAGAACGCATTTTTGATACTGTATATTACCCAAATAAAACGGGAGGCCTTATGCAGCATACGTTTCCAGTCGATCTAACCCTGCATGGGGTGCAAGGGGTCGGAGGTTCGAATCCTCTCGCCCCGACCAA